TTTTTGCGGGTGGTGCTAATGTAGGTTTTGTACCTTCAGCTGCAGGTGTTTCTGGAGATGAATTTTTAAAACGTGATGGTAGTTGGGCGCTTGTTCCAGCAGATGGAATAAGTAGCATAACAACTAATACACCTAATCAGTTAAGCGTTACTAATAATGGTGCTGGATTAACAACAAACATAGATGCTCAAATAGCAGCTATTACAGGTGTTGGTACTACTTCTTTAGCGACTGGAGCTCAAATAGTTTCGTATGTAACAAGTTTAAGTGTAGATGATTTAGCATCACCTCCTGGTGATTTTAATATGAATAATCATAAAATCACTAATGTTCTTGATCCAACTAATCTTCAAGATGTAGCTACTAAAACCTATGTAGATAATGCGTTAGCAGGATCTGGTTCTTTAATTTATCAAGGTGGTTATGATGCGGCTAACAATAGTCCAAACCTAGATACACCAGCTGGTGCAGGGTTTGTAACTGTAAGTAAAGGTTGGACTTATACAGTAACTTCTGATGGAAGTTTCTTTACAGAACAAGTAAGAGCCGGGGATGTTTTAATTGCTAATGTTAATAGTGCTAACTCATTAAATGATTGGACAACTGTTCAAAACAATGTAGATTTAGCAAGTGCTTCTGTGGTTGGTATAGGCAACGTAGTTCCAGGTAGTTCTAATACTATAACAGCTCCTTATACAACAGGTACAGCAACATTAGATGTTGTTGATTCTTCTGCTACACAAAAAGGAGCAGTAATAGTAGCTGGATCTGGTACAGTTAATGTTTCTTATAGCAGTGGTACAGCCACACTTACTAGTGCTGATCAAAATATATATCAAACAATTGGTGTTCCTGGACAAACTGATTTAGTAGCTTACTCTGCAACATCTAAAATAGATTTTGTTAATGGGACGGGTATTACTATGACTACCGCTACTGGAACTCCTAATTTACTAACAGTAACTAATAGCGATAGAGGATCTTCTCAGAACATATTTAAAACTGTTGCTGTTTCAGGACAAACTGATATAGTGGCAGGGTCTAATACTGATACATTAAACTTAGTGGGTTCTGGTATAACTATAACTTCAAACGCAGCTACCAATACTTTAACATTTACAGGTGGGACTAGTTATGTTGGTTGGACTGCTGGTGCTACAGCTGGTACATCAGATGTAATAGATAGTAGTGATACTTTAGATTTTAAAGCCGCTTATAGTAATCCAAGTGGAATAACACAAAGTGACACTTATTTTAAAACAACAATATCTACAGCTGGAACAACTAAAACAATAACATTTGCTCCACATATAGGTGCTGCAGGTGTTGCAACAGCTAATACGTTAGTTGATAGAGATGGTTCAGGTAATATTTGGGTTACAACAGTTAATGGTGAATTAGATGGTACTATAAGTTCTGCAACAACCGCAACAACACAATCTGTAGGAGATAATACAACTAAAGTAGCCACAACGGCGTTTGTTCAAGCAAATTCTGGTGATGTAAATACTGTTACAATAACAGTTCAAACTGTAAGCGGTAGTAATTATTTCTTTATTGATGGTACTCAACAAGGAGCTATAACTATATTACCAGGTTTTACTTATAGATTAGATCAAAGCGCTGCTAGTAATTCAACACATCCTTTATTATTAAGTGAAAATCCTGATAATTCACCTAGCGCTCCTTTTACTACAGGTGTTACAACGGTTGGTACCCCAGGTAGCGCTGGTGCATATACACAGGTTATATTAGAGCAAGATGCACCTAAGTTGTATTATTATTGTCAAAACCATTCAGGCATGGGCGGTGAGATAAATTCTGATGGAGGCTCTATGAGTACTTGGAAGCTTGATGGAGACAGTGGTCCAGAACAAACTGTAAATGACGGAGAATTAGTGCAATTATTAGGTACAGCGGGTAATATTACTACCGAGGCTAAAGCCAGTAGAACTGTTGAAGTAGATTTAGCAACCGTTGGTGCAGCTCAAACAAACGTTCCTCTTGCTACTGTTAGTATTGATACTTTTGGTAGAGTTACTGCTTTATCTGCAGGAACCACTGGTACATACGCACAGTCTGTAATTTCAACTAATACAACAGCTCAAGCTGGATATTTATATGTGTTTACAGCAAGTTTAGCATTAACGCTACCAACAGGAGCTGTAGGTTCATCTATTAAAATAAGCAATCTTTCTAATACCGCTACGTGTACATTAAACCCCGCTGCAGGAGAAAAAATAATGGCCTTAGGGCAAACTATGACTCTTGATACTAACTATGCGGCTTTTGAATTAATATATACTGATGCAACCAATGGTTGGATTATAGTAGGTGCAAATTAAAAAAAATAAAATAATAAATAACTTATGAGTAATTTTACTGATTTTTTTCCGGCTGGAAGCGGAGGTGGTGGAACTGGTATACCTTTAGGAACATACTGTCACTTTTACGTATCCGGAGGTGATGGTACTAACGATACTATAACTACTAGTGATGGTAGTATATGGCAAAAAACTGGTACACTTAATAGTGATGTAGCATCATATCCAGGCGCTCAATCTTCTTTTTCACAAGACGGTGGTAATGCTATTACTTCTACTAATCAAGGTTTTTATATTTGGAATAATTCCATGCAGGGTATTTATTATGATCCTGTTGCAAATAAATTTTATGTTACCTTTTGGGGACCATCTAATACAGGAACAAGTAACAACCAATCATATCAGTCGTATGATTTTGAGGCTAATCCAGAAGCTTTTGGTTCTGTTGTTTCAAATTATACCTCTCAAGGTTCTAATGGAAGAACATCATATGGCTCACCTAATCCAACACCATACGCAAGTGTTTTAAGTGGTTCTACTTATACGGTACAAGGATCTTCTAATCAAAACGGAGGAAATGCAAGTGGAACTCCTGGTGCTCTTGGAGTTGCTCCAGCTGATGGATACGGTGATTACTGGGCATTTATGATGGGTGGTTCAATTGGTGGTGGCGGAGGAAATGGTGCTATAACATCACCTACTGGAGATCCTAACTGGTGGAATTATTTGACAAAAAATTGTGATGATAGAAATGGTAATAATCCTCTTGTGGGTATGGGTGGTATAAGAAGAGTTATAAGTGGTGAACAAGGTAATTATACCTACTCTACTGATGCTGCTGATCATATTAATTTAGATGACAAACTTGATCCTACAATACATAAGGCTTTTGTTGATCCTTCACCCGAACCTGGAGGAGGTATTGATGTAATGTATAATGGTGTTGATTTTTGGTTATTAAATAGAAAAAGTGCTACTGTTACTCAAGGAATTCATGCAACAGTAACAACTAGTGGAGGTAAATTAACTGGTTTTGTGGAATTAAATCCGGGCGTAAGTACGGTTTGTTTTGAGGCTCCCGTAGATTTACCTTATAGTAATATGCCTAATGGAAGATTTGTTGACGCTGATGGTACTACTTCAAGTGCCGCAAGTAGGGCATTCTTTTGGGGTTCGCAAGGTGGTGCGGCAAGTGGAAGCGGAACTGTTACAATAAGCAAATATAACATGAGTGATGGTACGTTATATACTGGAGGTGGAAACACTAACCCTGTTTATACTCTTGATGGATCTAATATCAGTGTAACAGCTGGCAAAACATACCAGAAAACTACAAATGTTATAGTAAGACCGCCTTATGCTACTAATTTAGCTAACGCTGCTTATGCTGTAACATCTATGGTTATTTCACCATATTACTCCTCTTCTACAACATGGACACCATGGGTTAGTGGGGTTGGAGATGGAACTGTTAGTTATGCACCAATAATTAATGCCTCAGGTAATACAAATACCACTTATGTTAATTATGTAAAAATTGGTAATACACCATAAGTTAAAATATAAAAAAACAAGTAATAATATATATAACCCTATTGTCAAAGAAGGTTTACCTTTGATAATATAATATTTTTTGTGTAAACCATAATAACCAAAACCAATGACACTATATTACCAGACTCAATCGTGGAGTAGTCAACCACCAATTTCAGAAAAAACCAAAAAACTATGGAAACACCTTGCTAATAAAAAAAATTGGCGTATCACCCAGTTACCAAATGGTTTTTATCAAACTGAATACCAAAATCCAGATAAAGAAGAATGGATTGACGTAACAAGGAGAGAAACAATTGAAGGAGCTGAAAATGCTATCAACACATCTGTTGAACATTACAGTAAAAAAATTGAATTCTTAAATGGTCCAAAAGTCGTTAAAACCTTTAAATAATGATGCATTTTATAGATACAATCAGTATGATGGCATGTATATGTCTATGGTTTTCTATATTATGGTACTACTATAAATCAAATTAAATTTAATATAATATGTCAGACTTAATAGTCAAGAATCTTAATTTTGGGCAAGAAGCTCAAGATCAAGTATTTAAAGGAATAAATAAACTTACACAAGCTGTTAGCTCCACTTTAGGAGCTAGCGGTAAGTGTGTATTATTAGAAGATGGTAACGGTAAACCTATTATAACAAAAGATGGGGTTACTGTTGCTAATTCAATAGTTTTATTAGATCCAGTAGAAAATATGGGTGCTACACTTTTAAAAGAAGCAGCACGTAAAACAGTAAACGAAGCAGGCGATGGAACCACAACAGCTACAGTTTTAGCACATGCAATATTACAGGAAGCTAGGGAGTTAACAAAAAATAATAAAGATGTTACTTCAAGACAGTTAAAAGATGGTATAAATATTGCTACTGAAAAAGTTATTGAATATATAGAAAAACACAGTGTTTCTATAAAAGGAGATATGATTGATCAAATAGCAACTATATCTACTAATAATGATTCTAAATTAGGTAAAATTATTGGTGATGCTTTCAGAGCTGTTGGTCAAACAGGTATAGTTATGATGGAACAATCAGATTTACCTGAAACAATAGTAGAAGTAGTAGACGGTGTTCAATATGAAAAAGGTTCATCTAATCCACATTTTATAACTAATCATGAAAAGAAAAGTTGTGAATTAGAAAATCCAGTAGTTTTAATTATTGAATCACCTGTAGAAAATATAAGACAGATTCAATCAGTATTAGAATATGTTATAAAGAAAAATTTACCTTTACTTATAATAGCAGATGTAGAACCACAAGTGGCTGCTACTTTAGCTATGAATAAAACTAAAGGTAATATAAAAGTAAATATTATAAATGCTCCAACATTCGGTGTTAATAAAAGAGAAACACTTGATGATCTAGCTTTATTAACCGGAGCTACGGTTATAAATGAAGATCTTGGAGATGACATGGATTTAATTAAACCAGAATTTTTAGGTGAATGTTTAAAGTCAAGTACAACAGAAGCTGAAACAATTTTACAAGTTGGTGAGCCATCTGATGAAATTGAAAGTATAATAGATAGTATTAAAAAAGATTTAACTAAAAAACAAAATCCTGGTAACCTTATAAGATTAGAAAAAAGACTTGCTAGATTATCAGCTAAAATAGCTATAGTTAAAGTAGGTGCTAATTCTGATATAGAGTTAAAAGAAAAGACTGATAGAGTAGAAGATGCAATTTGTGCCACAAAAGCCGCAATAAAAGAAGGAATAGTTCCAGGAGGTGGAATTGCTCTTTTAAATGCTTCACAATACGTTAAAAGTAAAAACACTAGTGAACAAGCATTGCTTAATGCGATAAGATCGCCTTTTAAGGTTATTTTAGATAATGCTGGTATTTTATATGATGACGAGTTATTACCTAGATTAAAGGGAAAAGGTCTTGATGTGGTTACAGGAAATATGGTAAATATGATTAAATCTGGAATTATAGATCCTTTACTCGTTACTAAAAGCGCTTTGCGTAATGCGGCTTCAGTGGCAACAACGATATTATCAACCGATTGTGTAATTAATAATTTAAGAATTAATGAAAGCGATAGGTAATAATATTATAATAAAACCTGAAAAAATTACTACAGATAAAAGTAAAGGTGGTTTATTACTTATAGAAAAAGATAGAGAAGATATAAGGTATAAAAAAGCTATTATTTTTTCAATAAGTGATGATATAAAAGGTTTAAAAAAAGACGATGTAATTTATTATGACAAACACGCTGGTCACGGTGTGGAGTTTGATAAAGAAAAATATACTGTTATAAAACTACAAGATGTCGTAGTTGTATTATGAAAAGATTTAATGCAAGCGACATAAAAGAATTAAACTTATTAAAGCATTATAGATTAATTCGTAAATGGGCTTGTAGAAATAATGATTTAAATGATGCAGATTTAGAGTTATTAATATACTTTGACTGTATGGGATTATTTACAAAGCAGGATTTTAAAATCGGTACTTATGCTTACAGTTGGGACAACAGACGCTGGAACAAAATGATAAAAAACAATTGGATAGTGGTGTGGAGGAAACGAAACAGAACTACACAAAAGTATCATATCTATAAAGTTTCTTTTAAGTGTAAACAACTAATAGCAAGAATGTACCGAATCATGTTAGGTGAAGAAGATGTGCCTACGAGTAAAAGAAGAAATAAAATAATGCGAGGTGAAACTTATACAGATAAAGTTTTAATTACCGCTGTAAATAATGTTAATAACGATAAAAATAGATAATTATGGCTTACGATGAAAAACCATTAATGCAAATAAATCCTTACGAAAATATAAACATAGGTGCAACTACCCCTAATACTATATCAGGTATAGAAGAAACTGGTTATACTGCTTTAACAAAAGGTCCTTATAATACACAACCAAGTAATACACCAAGACCACTTGATATTGATGCTGCTACTTCTGATCCTTATTCTACAAATATGCCAAATGGGGTTAAACAATCATCACAGATTAATTATTTATTTGGAGAGCCAAGGAGTAAGCAAGTTTTTATGAATTTAGGTATTGTAGAAAACAATAAAGATAATCAACCATTAAAAAAATATAATGATGACTACTAATAACTCACCGTTTTATAAAAAAGCATTTCCTGAAATAAAAAAGAAAAATCAAGGTAAATTTACTAGGTGGGTTAAAAAAAACATGCCAGGTAAAAGCACCTGCGCCGCTGCATCTACTATAATGAAAGCTAAAAAAGGTAAGTATAGTAGTGAGGTAAGATCTATGGCTAACTACGCTAATAACTTTGGTTGTAAAAAATAATATAATGGATACTAAAAAACTAAAAACAATATCAGCTGAGTTAAAAAAAGCTTCAGCCATGCATAAAGCACAGGCTTTAAAAATTGACAAAATTTTAAAATCAATAAAAAAATAATAATCATGCACGAAGATAAAGCATACAACATAGCAAGCAAAAGTAAAAAAGTAGGTATAGTAGGTGAATCTCATATATGGGATGGTCCATTAAACCAAACTGGTAGATTACACGGTAGTGGTTCTAGCGCTGGTATAACGGGTATGGAGGTTTCTAAATTTCCTCAATCAAAAGTTTCTATGCAAAAAAGATTACCTATAACACAAATTGCTAAAGGCAAACTAGGTTAGTAATAAATTAAAAATGGAAATGACAGATATAAAATTATTAGTTATAAATGGTATAACTTTGGCTATAACTATGACTGAATTAGAGGTTTCATTAAAAATAATACTTTTACTCGTAACTATTGGATACACAATATTTAAGTGGGTAAAACTTAAAGAAAAGAAGTAATAATTAAAATATAGCTAATGACGTCAAATAGCCCTTTTAAAATTACAGAAAAATCTTACGAAAAACAAAATAGAAAAATGCGTAAGAAATACACTGCAGAAACTGGAAAAAAATTAGGCTCTAGACAAACGTCAGGTACAGGAAAACGAAGAATTTCTTTTGCTTGTAGATTTGCAGGTATGGCAGGGGCAATGAAAAATGCCAAAGGAGAGCCAACTAAAAAAGCTATGGCTTTAAAAAAATGGGGATTTGGTAGTGTTGCAGCTGCTAGAAATTTTTGTAATAAACATAAAAAGAAAAAATAAAATGGAAAAAGGACACTACGGACATTATACTGGTAATGCAAGACATTCACACACACCAGTGACAACTCACAACGTACATTCAGCTGAAAAAGATGATGCTGCTCATATTTCTTATTTAAAAAGAGATATACTTAATGATCAAAAACATGGTGGTAAATATAAAGATGAAAATCAAACTGCTGATGAAAAACATATATCTAAATTAGCTGAAGATATTAGATATGATAAAAAACATCATTCTCCATTACATAAGCATGATGGTAAAATGTTTGGAGATGCTAATTTTTTTGATTCACATCATACTAGTGGAAAACCAAGAAAATAATGAAAAAACAACCTTTTTATAAAACAGGTCCTTTTAAGCCTTCTAAATATCAAGAAGTTGGAGCTCAGGTAGGTAATACTGTAGGCGATGAAAACTCTAAAATTAAACAAGACACTGCTGTTGTAAAACCTGATAACAAAGGTACTAAGAAAAAAATAAAAGATACAAAAGCAGAAACTAAAAGTAGTTATAAAGAAGATGATACCAGAAAACAAAAGAAAATAAAAAGACAAACTGGTAGAGATAAAATAAGGTCAACTAGAACTGACAATGCAAAAGCTAGAGCTGAAAAAAAATTACAGCAAGCTAAAGAGTCTAATAATCCTCAAAAAGCATTAAGAGCTCAAAAAAGACTTAAAAACGTTAAAGACAGAAAAGCTAGACAAGCTAAAAGAGAAAAAAATAGAAAAACAGAATAGAACTGTATAAATCTAACCAAAACACAAACATAAACATAAACACAAACACAAACAAAAAATGGCAAAATTTATAGAATTTAAAGTTATAGGTAATGCTTCTAGTTACTTAAATACAAAACATTTAATTAATGTAGATCTTATTACTGAAATAAAGCAAACAGCTGCTCAAACATTAGAGGTTGTTTTAAACGCACTACCTAGTGGAAAAGATACTATTACTTTATCAGCTAGTACATCTGAATCTTCGCAGGTTAACCCTACGAATAGCTCTGGCGCTCCATTAGGGGATGCTGTAAAATCAGCTATGACTGCTAATCCAGGCGGCGTAAAAGCTAGCGCTCAATTAGGCAAAGATCAAGCTTCAACACCAGTTCAAATGTATTGGAGTGATATTCAGTGGGCATAATAACTGATTAATGAAATCACAAGGATTAGGCGATTCTATTGAAAAGTTTACTGCAAAAACAGGTATTAAGACTATTGTTGACAAAGTTTCCAATGGTCTTAATATCCCTTGTGGATGTCAAGAAAGAAAAAACACATTAAATAAAATGTTTCCTTATAAAAAATAAGATGGCTTTTAAAATAATACCACCATACGAAATAGATAATACTCCAATATACAAGATAGATATGGAAGATGGTGTTTTAGGTAAAGCTGATAGAAATGGAAGTATTTTAATAAATAAAAACATTACAGATCCTAATCAATTAAAAGAAACAATCGAACATGAAAAAATCCATCTTAAACAAATGAAAGAAGGTAGATTAGATTATGACGATGAAAATATATATTGGGAAGGTAAAATAATAAAAAGAAAAAATATAACAGAAGGTTCTCCTGCCTTAGCGTGGGAAATAGAAGCTAATAAAAAATAATATAAAAACAAATAAAATGGGATACGGAAAAAGTAAAGAATCTGCTGCTCAAGAAAGAAAAAACTTACTAGGTATTAACGCGGTTGATAATCGTGCTACTAGTTTTGGAGGTTCTTGGATGAGTAAGCACTCAATAGCAAAAAGTGGATCAAAAAGTCCATTACACCACGATAACGACGGAAAAAAACATAATCATTCAAATCAAACTACAAGACAAAAGATTAGTAAAAATATAACTTTTAAAGATAGTTATGGAGGTCGTACACAAAATTATAATTTACTGGATGCTCCTGGAGATCTATATAGAGCTGGTAAAAAATTAGCAAAGAAAATAAAAAATCTTGGAGATCCAGATAGTTACCTAAAATAAAATTAGTAAAAAAGGCTAAATGTTTAAATTATTATTAGGTCTTTTAGGTAAGGGCAGCGGAAATAAAACTGTTGCTGGAAACTTGGCTTGGGATATAAGAGAAGCAATAAAAGGTAAGGAGTTAGATCCTGAAAAATTAATAGAATTACAAACAAAAATCAATGCAGTTGAAGCTCAGCATCGCACGTTATTCGTTGCTGGGTGGAGACCATTTATTGGTTGGATATGTGGAGTAGCATTAGCATATAATTTCGTTATTAGAGATTTATTTATATGGATAACACAAACTACCGAAGCTCCACCTGCTTTACAAATGGACCATTTAATGACCGTATTGTTAGGTATGCTAGGATTAGGTGGTTTAAGAACGTATGAAAAAATTAAAGACAAAGTAAAATAAAAAATTATGTATCAAAAAAACCAAAGTGATTTCACTACAAGCGCTATTGATCTTCTTTTAGTTTCTACATTAAAAGCTGAAACTATATTAATAGCAAATGCTGCTTTAGCTAGCACTGTAGCTAATCTACCCGCTAGTTTAACAGCTATTGTTTATGCAGATGGTGGAACATTTACAGGTTCAGCAAGTAAAACTGCACTAGGAACTACAGATGGAGCTTTATATCAAGTAACTTCAGCAGCTGATGGATCAGTAGCAAGTATAACTGTAGTAACGCAAGGACCTAATTCTGCAGCAGGAAAAACTATTACATTTAGTTCTACTACTTTAACAGAGGCTTTTGGGGTTCAAGATCCAGCTATAACAGGATCAATAACATATACTCCAGCGGGCGCTAATTTAGAATTACCAAGTACTAATTTCACTCAACACCCAGTATCTTTATACGCTGGAGTATCAGGTGATATAACACTAACTTTAGCAAGTGATTCAACTGAAGTTAAATTCGTTGGTGTACCAGCGGGAACTTTTTTAAGTGTACTATGTAGTAGTGTTAATCTTGGAGCGGCTGGAACTCCAGCATCAGGGTTACTTGCCCTTAGATAAAACAATAGTAAAAATAATAATTAAATTAAATTAAATCAAATGAAAAAAGTAGAAAATAAAGTCGAAGAGGCTAAACAAATTATAACTGACAAAGAATTAAAGTCTATAAAAGAACAACAAGATAAAGTCAATACATCATTACGTAATATTGGTTTTATTGAAACTCAAAAACATACGTTACTTCATGAATACGCTAAGTTAATTGGTGAGGTTGAAGATTCTAAAAAAGAATTAGAAGAAAAGTATGGTTCAATAAGTATAGATCTTGAAACTGGTGTATACAAACCTATAGAAGAAAAGGAATAGTGAGTAAAGTTGTAAGAAAAATCAGCATTGGGTCTGATTATAAAAATGATGCCATGCATTATGCTATTGGACAGCAAGTTTATGGTGGCCATACAATATCTCATATATTATTTGATGAAGACGATTTTTCTTACAATATTTATATAAAAAAAAATAATGAAGTATTGCCTTGGAAAAAATTTAACTCCAACATGTCAATATCTGTTGAATATGATTTGGAATACTAATGAATAGTCTTTATCAGTTTATAATTAAACCTATAGGTGATAGATACAATAATGAAGTTAATATTAATAATAAAAAATTAATTATTAATTCTAGTATTTCAAATCATAAATTTATTAATAGAACAGCTGAAGTAGTTAGTATACCTCTCGCTTTAAAAACAGATATAAAAAAAGGTGATAAAATAATAGTTCATCATAATTTATTTAGAAGATATTATAACTTACAAGGTAAAGCAGTTAATAGTTCTAAATTTTTTAAAGATGATTTATATTTTGCTAGTTATGATCAGGTTTATTTATATAATAGAAACAATAAATGGTATACAAATGATGAATATTGTTTTGTAAAACCTGTTTTAGAAAAAAACAAAAATAAAAGCCTTAAATTAAAAAAGAATATTGGTATACTTAAATATGGCAATAGTTCATTAGAAGCGCTAGAAATAAATCCAGGAGACTGTATTGGCTTTAAAAACAATAGAGAGTTTGAATTTATAATAGATAAAGAGGTTTTATATTGTATGCAATCAAATGATATTTTAATTAAGTATGAACACCAAAGAAACGAAACTGAATATAATCCAAGCTGGGCAGAAAGCAGTTGAAGAATTAATTAAAGTTGCAAAAGAAAAAATAGTAGACTCAGAAGATGATGTATCGGCTGATAGATTAAAAAACGCTGCTGCTACTAAAAAATTAGCAATATTTGATGCTTTTGAAATATTAACACGTATAGAAGAAGAAGAAAGTATGTTAAATCAAGTTTCAAAAAAAAATAAAAGTGCAAACTTTAAGGGTTTTGCAGAAGGAAGATCTAAATAATGTACGAGCAAAATCTTTATAAAATTTTACCCAATCATATTAAATCTAAAATACTTAAAAGAAATAATAGATATAAAAAATGGGAGACAGGTTATAATGAAGAACATGATGTTGTTGTTATTAGTAAAACTGGTCAAATTGGTGAAATATATGAAATACAAGGTCTCAAAATTGCACTTCCATTAGATAAAAATGCATACAAAAGATCTGGAAAAAAAGAAGAACAATATTGGGAGGCTTATAATTATCCAAAAGAATTAGAGAAAATTAAAACTGTATTTGATTGGAATAATTATCCTACTAATTTTAAAGAAAAGTGGTATGATTATATTGATGAAGAGTTTAAAAGGCGTGATGAAGGTTTTTGGTTCTATAACAAAGGTATACCTAGTTACATTACTGGTTCTCATTACATGTACCTGCAGTGGAGTAAGATTGACGTGGGCAGGCCAGACTTTAGGGAATCCAATAGGATCTTTTTCATATTCTGGGAGGCATGTAAATTGGACTCCAGATGTTACGGATTGTGTTACCTTAAGAACAGACGTTCTGGCTTTTCATTCATGGCATCTTCAGAACTTGTACACCAAGCAACCATCTCTTCGGATTCCAGATATGGAATATTATCGAAGACTGGAGCTGATGCAAAGAAGATGTTTACCGATAAAGTGGTACCCATCTCAGTTAATTACCCGTTCTTTTTCAAACCGATCCAGGACGGTATGGACAGACCCAAGACCGAACTCGCCTATAGAGTCCCTGCCTCGAAGCTTACCAGGCGTAAAATTGATCAGAATCAACGTGCCGAGGACCTTGTCGGGCTTGACACCACGATCGACTGGAAAAACACGGGAGACAACTCGTACGATGGGGAGAAACTTAAGCTCCTTGCCCACGACGAATCAGGGAAATGGGAGCGTCCGGACAACATCCTCAATAACTGGCGTGTCACGAAAACAACGTTAAGATTAGGTAGTAGAATAATAGGTAGATGTATGATGGGCTCAACTTCTAATTCTTTTGATAAAGGTGGTTCTAATTTTAAAAAAATATATGAAGCTTCAGATGTTACAAAAAGAAACAGAAATGGACAGACTAATTCAGGACTCTATAGTTTGTTCATACCTATGGAATGGAACTACGAGGGATACATTGATACTTATGGATTTCCTGTATTCGACACTCCGAAAAAAGCGGTCAAAGGAATTGATGGGTCACAAATCAAGGTAGGTGTAATATCACACTGGGAAAATGAAGTTGAAGGTTTTAAAGATGATCAAGATAGTTTAAACGAATTTTATCGTCAGTTTCCACGAACAGAGAAACATGCTTTTAGAGACGAAGCAAAACAATCTTTATTTAATCTAACTAAGATTTACGAGCAAATAGATTATAATGAAGATTTAAAAAATACAAATATAATAACACGCGGTAGTTTTCAATGGGAAGGTGGTGTAAAAGATACAAGAGTTATTTTTATGCCCAACAAACATGGTAGGTTTTTAATATCATGGATACCACCTGCAAATTTACAAAATAAATATTTAATAAAAAACGGTATTAAATATCCTGGAAATGATCATTGTGGGGCTTTTGGTTGTGATAGTTATGATATATCGGGTACTGTAGATGGTAGAGGCTCTAATGGCTCTTTACATGGTTTAACTAAGTTTTCTATGGAGGATGTTCCTCCTAATAGTTTTTTTCTAGAATATATAGCAAGACCACAAACTGCAGAAATATTTTTTGAAGACGTATTAATGTCTTTGGTTTTTTATGGTATGCCTTTATTAGCTGAAAATAATAAACCTAGACTTTTATACTATTTAAAAAGAAGAGGATATAGAGGTTATTCAATGAATAGACCAGATAAAATCTATAATAAATTATCAATAACAGAAAGAGAAATAGGTGGTATACCTAACTCTAGTGAAGATATAAAGCAAGCTCACGCAGCTGCTATTGAAGATTATATTGAAAACTTTGTTGGTTTAATACAAGGAGGTTATGGAGATATGTATTTTCAAAAAACACTAGAAGACTGGGCAAAATTTAATATTAATAATAGAACTAAACATGATGCTTCAATAAGCTCTGGTTTAGCAATAATGGCTTGTAATAAAAATAGATATACACCTCACGCAAAAAGAACTATATCAAAAGTTCCTTTAGGTTTTAAAACATATGATAATAAAGGAATTAATTCAAAAATACTCAAAATAAATGGTTAACATTAACTACAATAGTACTTTTCCAGATCAGGTTGTACCTGAAGCAGAGAAAATGACATATGAATATGGTTTAGCTGTAGGAAATGCTATAGAACAAGAGTGGTTCAGAAATAGTACAGGTCAAAACAGGTTTATTAATAATTTTCAAAATTTTAATTTATTAAAGCTCTATGCTCGAGGAGAACAACCTATACAAAAATATAAAGATGAATTAGCTATAAATGGTGATTTATCTTATCTTAATCTTGATTGGAAACCAATACCAGTTATATCTAAATTTGTAGATATAGTTGTTAATGGTATGACTTCAAAAGGTTATCAAATAAAAACATATGCTTCTGATCCTTTTGCAATGCAACAAAGAACAGACTTTGCTTTTAATGCATTAAGGGACATACAGAATAAGCAAGATATTGAAGAATTAGCAAAACTAACAGGGAAAAATTTTTATGCATCTGCTAAACCTGAAGAATTACCTAATGATCCTAAAGAGTTAGATCTATATATGCAGCTTGATTATAAACAAAGTATTGAGATAGCTGAAGAAGAAGTAATTGAAAATATATTAAGTTATAATAAATTTGATGAAATTAAAAAACAATTAGCTTACGATCTTACAGTTTTAGGTATAAGTTGTACTAAAACAAGTTTTAATTTATCAGAAGGTGTAACTGTAGATTATGTAGATCCTGCTCATATTGTTTATTCTTACACTGATGATCCTAATTTTGAGGATATATATTATGTAGGTGAAGTTAAAAATATGACTTTATCTGAGGTTAAAAGGATGTTTCCAGAATTAACAAGTGGTGAACTAGAAGAAATACAAAAATATCCTGGAAGAAATAATTATACTAATACTTGGTGGGGCCAACAAACTCAAGACCAAGTTCAAATGTTATTTTTTGAATATAAAACTTATCACGATCAAGTTTTTAAAATAAAACAAACCGAACAAGGTTTAGAAAAAACATTAGAAAAACCAGATACATTTAACCCTCCAGAAAGTGATAACTTTAAAAAAGCTTCTAGAGCCATTGAAGTACTTTACTGTGGGGCTAAAGTGTTAGGTATGGGTAATAAAATATTATCTTGGAAATTATCTGAAAATATGACTAGACCATATTCAGACACCACTAAGGTAAATATGAATTATATAATTACAGCGCCTAGAATGTATCAAGGACGTATTGAGTCTATAGTTAGTAGAACAACTAGTTTTGCTGATATGATTCAAGTAACTCATTTAAAATTACAACAAGTATTATCTCGTATAGTACCAGATGGTGTATATGTTGACGTAGATGGATTAGCTGAAGTAGATCTAGGTAATGGTACTAATTATAATGCACAAGAAGCATTAAATATGTATTTTCAAACTGGTAGTATTGTAGGTCGATCTCTTACACAGGATGGTGACATGAATAGGGGTAAAGTTCCAATACAAGAGTTACAAACATCTAGTGGTATGTCTAAAATTCAATCAATGATTTCTACATATCAATATTATCTTCAAATGATAAGAGATGTTACTGGTTTAAATGAAGCTAGAGATGGAAGTACTCCAGATAAAAACGCTTTAGTTGGTTTACAAAAACTTGCTGCTGCTAATTCTAATACAGCTACAAGACATATATTACAATCTTTAATGTATATGACTGTTAGAGTGTGTGAAAATATTAGTTTAAGAATTAGTGATATGTTACAATTTCCTTTAACTAAACAATCATTATTAGGTAGTATAAATACATTTAATGTAAATACATTAGAAGAAATAGATAAATTACATATTCATGATTTTGGTATATTTTTAGAACTAGAACCTGATGAAGAAGAAAAAGCTCAATTAGAGCAAAATATACAAATAGCATTGAAATCTGGTAATATTGGATTAGAAGATGCAATAGATATAAGAGAAATACAAAATATTAAGTTAGCCAATCAAATGCTTAAGTTTAGACAAAAGAAAAAAGAAGAACTTAAAAGAGCACAACAATTAGAAAACATACAGGCTCAAGCAAATGCTAACGCACAATCTGCAGAGAAAGCAGCAATGGCCGAGGTGCAAAAAGAACAAGCCGTGGCACAAACTAAAGTTCAAATAGAACAGGCAAAGTCGCAGTTTGAAATACAGAGAATGGAACAAGAGGCTTTAATTAAGAAACAATTAATGGCTGAAGAGTTTAAATATCAATTAGACTTAGCTAAACTTCAATCAGAAGCTCAAAGAAATAAAGAACAACTTATTGAAGATAGAAAAGATAAAAGAGTAAAAATACAGGGCACTCAACAAAGTGAACTAATAAACCAAAGACAAAATGATTTATTACCAAAGAATTTTGAATCAGCTGGTAATGATAATTTAGATGGGTTTGGTTTAGAACAATTTACCCCAAGGTAAAATTATTAATTTATATTATATTATATTATGTCAACTACAAAAGAAATACAAGAAGGAATACAAGTAAAATCAAACGATGTTATAAAACAAGAAGGTGATTTTAAAATACCTAAGGTTAAAAAAAGACCTAAAAACTTAAATAAATCAACAAGTGATCCATTGAAAATGGATTTCAAAAAACAAGAGGAAAATGCCATTCAAGTCAAAGAAACAGGAAAATTGGATGAAAATAAACCTACCGGAAATTTGGTTAAAGTGGAGCAAAAAGTACAAGAGCCCACTTCCGATGTTAAAGATAAAGAAGAAAAAGAAATAAATAAGGAAGAAGAAAACACTTCTCCTATTCAATTAATAAGTGATGAAGATAGTTCAACTGACGAGAGCGGAGTGGAATCAAGCGTTGAAACTACCACTACCTCACAAGAACAAAAAGAAATACCTCAGGAAGTTGAAACACAAAAACTCCCTGAGAATATAGAAAAATTAGTTTCATTTATGGAGGAAACAGGCGGTACTATTGAAGATTATACCCGTCTTAATGCTGATTATACAAATATAAACGACGATGCTCTATTACATGAATATTACAAAGCAGCTAAACCACATTTAAACGCAGAAGAAAGAGGATTTATAATAGAAGACTCTTTTTCGTTTGATGAGGAATTAGATGAAGCAAGAGACATTCGAAAGAAAAAACTTGCGTATAAAGAAGAAATTGCAAAAGCTAAAAGTTATCTTACAACTCTTAAGGATAAATATTACGATGAGATCAAGTTGAGACCAGGCGTAACCCAAGAACAAAAGAAAGCTACTGACTTTTTCAATCGCTACACTGAAGACCAGAAAGCAAATAAAGTTAAACATGAAAAATTTTTAACCAGTACTAATAATTTACTTAATGAAGATTTCAAAGGTTTTGATTTCAAAATAGGTGAGCAAAAATTTAGATATGGTGTTAAAGATGTTAAAAGTGTTGCTAACCAACAAAGTGATATTTCAAATTTCATTGGGACGTTCTTAAATGATAATGGAGAAATAGTTGACACTAAAGGTTATCACAAAGCTATATATGCAGCCAGAAATGCAGATACAATTGCTAGTCATTTTTATGAGCAAGGTAAAACTGATGCTATTAAAAATGAATTAGTTAAATCTAAGAATATAAGTACTGAACCACGTAAAACTATGAGTGGTGAAGTTTTTGTTCAAGGATTAAAAGTAAAAGCAATTAGTGGTTCTGACTCTTCAAAATTAAGACTAAAAAAAAGAACGTTTAATTAAAAATTAATAAAAAGAAATTATGGGTGTATTAACTCCACAGTTTGGTTCAATAATTCCGTCGCAATCGCAACAATTATTGCAAACAAACTATTTACAATGGACAAATAGTGCTGGCGCAAACTTTGCTGATTTTGCTCAACAGTATTTACCAGAAATATATGAACAAGAAGTAGAGCGTTATGGAAACAGAACGTTATCTGGATTCTTAAGAATGGTAGGCGCAGAAATGCCTATGACATCAGATCAAGTTGTTTGGTCAGAACAAAATAGATTACACATTGCTTATGATAACTGTGCTAACGCAGTTGCAGGTGGTGTATCTACTATAACAATACCTGTAAGGGTTAGAGCTGCTGGACCTCCAGTTGTTGAAGCTATCACTAACGTTGTATCTCCAGGCCAAACAATTGTGGCTATGGATGCTAACGGTAATGAATTAAAATGTATGGTTACTTCTAGTAACACTGCCGCTCCTGGAGCTGCTGGTGCTGGAGATTTAGTTGTACAACCTTATACCGCTGCTACTACAGCTGGTTTAGGTGCTGTTGTTAAAATATTTGTATACGGTTCAGAATTTGGAAAAGGATCTGCAATAGTAAACTATAATGGTACTGCTGCTAACTTAACAAACCAAGGTGCTGGTGCTGCAAATACTAATATTAGTATAACTCCAACTTTTACACAATATTCAAACTCTCCAATTATTATACGTAACACTTATACTGTCAATGGATCTGATATGTCTCAGATTGGTTGGGTTGAAGTTGCTACTGAAGATGGAACTACTGGATATTTATGGTATTTAAAAGCTGAATCAGAAACTAGACTACGTTTTGAAGATTATCTTGAAATGAGTATGGTTGAAGGTGAAATTGCTGCTGCTGGTTCTGGTGCACTTGCTACTGGATTTAACGGTACTGAAGGTATGTTTGCTGCTATTCAAGCTAGAGGTAATGTTGAAGTTGGATTTGCTGGAGCTTCTGGCTTAGATGACTTTGATGAAATCCTTAAAAACTTAGATACTCAGGGAGCAATTGAAGAAAACATGTTATTCTTACAAAGACAAACATCTTTAGAGTTTGACAACATGCTTGCTAATGTTTCTTATGGTGCTCAAGGTGGTACAGCTTATGGATTATTTGAAAATTCTGAAGAAATGGCATTAAACCTTGGGTTTAGTGGTTTCAGAAGAGGTTCTTATGACTTCTATAAGACTGACTGGAAATACTTAAATGACGCTTCTACACGTGGTGCTCAGACAGGTATCTCTTCAATCGAAGGTGTTTTAGTTCCTGCTGGAACTTCAACAGTTTATGACCAAATTCTAGGAACAAACATCAGACGACCATTCTTACATGTACGTTATAGAGCTTCTCAAACAGAAGACAGACGTATGAAGTCTTGGTTAACTGGTTCTGCTGGTGGTGCATATACTTCAAATCTTGATGCTATGGAGGTTAACTTCCTATCTGAAAGATGTTTAGTTGTGCAAGCTGCTAACAACTTTGTTTTATTCCAAGGAATTTAATAATTATTTGTAAAGTTATGGGGCATTAATTTGCCCCAGCTTTACTTTTTTTAAACTATTTAATTATATTATATTATGGCTAAAAAAGCTCAAGCAGAAACTATAGAGGTTGCACCTCCAAAAACAACTACTAAAGTTGAAAATAAAAAACCTAAGGATACTTGGGAAATAAAAGATAGAAATTATTATTTAACAGGAAACAAAACTCCTTTAACTTATAAAATACCATCAAGACATACCACAAGGCACGCGTTGTTATGGTATGATGAAAAAAACAACAAACAAAGAGAAATAAGATATGCTACGAATCAAAATTCACCATTCAAAGACGAACAAAATGGCGAAGCAACTTTGGGTCATATTATGTTTAATGATGGGCATTTAAGTGTAAGTAAGAAAAATCAATCTTTACAAAAAATATTATCTTTATATCATCCTTTATTAGGTATAACATATAAAGAAATGAAACCTGAACAAATAGCTAAAGATGAATTAGCAGATCTAGAAATAGAAGTAGATGCATTAAACATGGCGAGATCTATGGATATTGATCAAGCTGAAGCTATTTTAAGAACAGAAATAGGTACTGCTGTATCTACTATGAGTTCTAAGGAAATAAAAAGAGATTTATTACAGTTTGCTAAATATAACCCTTATCTGTTTATTGATTTAGCTCAAGATGAAAATGTAGAACTTCGTAATTTTGCTATTAAAGCAACAGAAGCTAATATAATAAAATTAGCTGATGATAATAGAACTTTTATGTGGTCATCTAACGGTAAAAAATTAATGACTGTTCCTTTTGATGAGCATCCATATTCAGCTATGGCAGCTTTCTTTAAAACAGATGAAGGTTTAGAAATTTATAAATCTATAGAGAAAAAGTTCTCTTAATATGTAATATTAATAAGGGAGGTGTAATGCCTCCTTTATTATAATAAAAATAACAAATGGCTATAAACGTAAATACAGTATATCAAACTGTTTTATATATATTAAACAAAGAACAAAGGGGTTATATGACACCTATGGAATTTAATAGTATAGGAACACAGGTGCAGTTAGAAATATTTGAAAAATACTTTGATGATTTAAATCAGCAACTGCGTGTGCCTCAAGCAGATACAGATTATGCTGATAGAGTTGAAAATATTGATGAAAAAATAGCGATTTTTAAAACATTTGGTAATGCTAATTATGTAACGTCTCTAGGTACAGGTTCATATTTTATATTACCTACTACTGATATATATGGGGTTAATGTTTCATTTTATAGATTAGGATCAGTGGTTTTTAATTCTGACACTTTAGTTCAAAGACTTGATAGAACTGATTTTTATAGAGCAGAAAAATCTCAACTTACAAAACCTACAACTTCTTTACCTGCATATTTATATGAAAATAATAAATTATTTATAAAACCTACTACAATAAAAGATAATATACAAGTAGACTATGTAAGAAAGCCAAATGATATAAATTGGGGATTTACAGTAGGTACTTTAGGTCAATACATTTATCAAGAAAATACCTCTGTTCAATTTGACCTACATGAATCAGAGCAAACAGAAGTTATATTAAACATATTAATATATGCTGGAATAATAATAAGAGATCCGCAGGTAGTTCAAGCCGCAGTACAACAAGTTCAAGCGGATGAAGTAAACTCAAAAAGCTAACAACACATGTCAACACCTAATGGAGGGTTAATAACCGAAACTAATGCCCAGTATTATTCTGGAGTACAAACTTTTATAGCTTCTGGAGTAACAATAACAGGTACTACTGTTTTTACAGCTACTTTTAATACTAATTTAATATTTGGTGCACCATCACCAGCTGAACAAGATTATAATTTAAATAATTTTAAGTTATATACTAGTCCTAATGGAAGACCTGGAACTTATACTGAGTATGTTAATCCTTATACTGTCGTTGATAATGTTATTACTATAAACGTTGTTTTGGCTCAAGGAACTGTTGTTGCTGTCCAATTAAAAAATGAATTTGGTGGTAATTTTGGTAATAAAGATGCTACTGGAGATGTTGTAGAAAAAAATTATGGTAGTTATCAATACATATCTATAAAAGATGTAATAGCTAACTTTCTTGTTGGTTATGTTGGTGCTGGTAAATTGATACCTAATGTAAAAACAACTGATGTAGCGTTTCATGCTAAAAGAGCTTTGCAAGAATTTAGCTATGATACATTAAAAAGTATACATTCACAAGAACTTACAATCCCAAAAAGTCTTAGCATACCACTACCTCAAGATTATGTTAACTACGTTAATGTGTCTTGGATAGATGGACAAGGTGTTAAACATATAATTTATCCTACTACACTTACCTCTAATCCATATAATGTTCCTTTACAAGATAATCAAGGTATCGCAACACAAGATGATACTGGCCAAAATTTAGAAGGTACATCACAAATAGAAGAAAGATGGGATAATAACGATTATAAATGGCAAAAAGAATTACAAAATGACGCTACAGGATTAATTGTAGCTAATGGATGGTATGGCGCATGGGGAGAGCAGATGTTCTATGGCCAACAATATGGATTACAACCTGAAATATCTCAATTTAACGGATGGTTTACTATAAATGATAGAGAGGGTAAAATGTCTTTTTCTAGTGATTTAGCTGATAAATTGATATTATTAGAATATATATCTGATGGATTAGGTTATGATCAAGACATGAAAGTACCTAAACTAGCTGAAGATGCTATATATTCTTATATAATATATGGTATTTTAGCAAGTAGAGTTAATCAGCCTGAATATGTAATACAAAGACTAAAAAAAGAAAAAAGTGCTAAATTAAGAAATGCCAAAATAAGATTATCTAATATTAAACTTGAAGAGTTTGTTCAAATAATGCGAGGTAAATCTAAATGGATAAAATACTAAATTAAATGGCAGAAGTTAAAAATGCTTTTATTAAGTCTAAAATGAATAAAGATCTTGATGATAGATTAATACCATCAGGAGAATATAGAGACGGACTTAACATACAAGTTAGCAAATCAGAGGGTCAAGACGTAGGCGCTTTAGAAAATGTGTTGGGTAATGAAATAGCTTTAGATGCCTCTCAACCACCTAACAATGTTGATTTTAGTGTTTTATCAAACTGTGGTTGTTCTTTAACTTCAATAGGTACATATGTTGATAACTCAAATTCTATTGTTTATATATTTTTAACTGATTATACAGATAACACGATAGGTAACTTTACTTATAATAAATCTGCTAATAACTTTATTTATTCATATAACACTAATACTAATCAAGTTATTAAATTAGTAGAAGGTTCTTTTTTAAATTTTTCTACAAAAAATCCTATTTATGGGGTAAATTTAGTAGAAAATCTTTTGTTTTGGACAGATAACAGAAATCAACCTCGAAAAATAAATATAAGTTTAGCTAATAATGGTCTTTTTTATACAACTGAAGATAAAATATCAGTAGCTAAATATAACCCTTATCAATGTATAAATTTATATTACGAAGATGAAGCCGCCACAACTCCTATTGGCGACGTAAATCCAAATAAAGATAAATTTGTTACCTCTATGCAGGATGTAACAAGTGCGCTTCTTCCTGATGGCACTACAAAAAACCCTTATTATAATCCTCAATGGCCTGGAGATCCAGACTTTTTAGAAGATAAATTTGTAAGATTTAGTTATAGATTTAAATTTGTAGATGGTGAATATTCTATATTAGCACCTTTTACACAAGATTGTTTTATACCTAAACAAGATGGTTATTTTATAGATGATGATGAATCTGCTGCTTATAGAAGTACTATTGTTAATTTTATGGAAAATAAAGTTAATAATATTATACTTAATATTCCACTACCATACGCTGCGGGTGTTTTATATAACAATCTAAACATAGAAGAAATAGAAATTGTATATAAAGAATCAAATGCTTTAGCTGTAAAGGTATTAGACACAATACTTAGAAATGATTTTCAAGGAACTACAAGCGCTCCGTCTACAAATCTTTATTATAATTATGATTATCAATCACGTAAACCTTATAGAACACTTCCAGACTCTGAAATAACAAGGGTTTATGATAAAGTTCCAGTACGGGCTTTTTCTCAAGAAATAATAAGTAATAGAGTTGTTTATGGTAATTTTCAAACAAAACATACTCCACCTGAGTCATTAGATTATGATGTAGCAATTAGTCCTAAATTAGATTTTTTAGGTCCAGAAACAGGATCTGGTGTTAATCCAGCTGTTTGGTATACTAGTATTGTTGAATATCCTGAGCATACTGTTAAACAAAATAGAAATTATCAAGTAGGGTTTATATTATCAGATAGATATGGAAGATCTTCTACTACTATATTATCATCTATAAATGATATTATAAAAACTTCAGGTGGTTTAATTTTTGGTGGTTCTACTTATTATCATCCATATAGAAAAGCTACAGATATAAATAGTGCTTTATGGCCAGGTGATTCTATAAAAGTATTATTAAACAAAAGAGTTGAAAGTTTTAAAGATTTACAACAAGGTACTCCAGGTTTATATAATGGAGATATATCATCTAGCGATTATAATCCATTAGGCTGGTACTCATATAAAATAGTTGTAAAACAAACAGAACAAGACTATTATAACACATATTTACCTGGTATACTAAACGGATACCCAAGTTCATTAGTAACACCTGATCCTTTTCCTACAAATGAAGATGGTAAAACAGCACATATTGTATTATTAAATGATAATATAAATAAAATACCTAGAGATTTAAGCGAAGTAGGTCCTGATCAAAAACAATATAGAAGTTCTGTTCAGTTGTATGGTAGAGTAAATAACAATACAGCTACTACTAATAATCAATATTATCCTGGTATAGAAACTAATACTGTATCAACTATTGCAAATGCTATAGATTTAGACATGTCTATTGATGCAACAACAGGTTTAGATACAGATGGAAAAGCTAATTTATATCAAATATCTACTAATCCAATAATAGGTAGAGTTTCTACTTTAGAAGCTATAGGTACACTAAACACTACTGGTGCTGCTAATATGGTACCTAAATTGGCTGTTTATGAAACAAAACCTGTAGAATCAGCTTTAGATATTTTTTGGGAAAGTTCCACGTCTGGTACTATAAATGATTTAAATATTTCTTTAGGCGCAGTAGATCAAATAGATGATCTTGTTGATTTTGAATTTACACAAACAGAAGCTACTGGTATTGGAACTTCTGTAGCTGGAGATTTTTACCCTGTAAGAGTTATAGGGCAAATAAACCCTGTGACTGTTACAGATTCAAGCATTAATGTATGGAGTGTTACAGATCAAGATGGTAATACAGTAACAGACTATTGGGATCTAGAAACACAAACAGGAGGGCAATTTGTTTTTTATAAGTTGAAACCAAAAAAAATATTATATTATGATACTAATTTAAACTTAAACCAATTTACGTTTAGATTTGAGGTTATTGATAACACTATAGCAACTAAACCTTCTTTTATAATAGTAAAAAGTGGTACTTTAGCTAATATAGCGCCAACAATTACAACAACACCATTAAGTTTAACGTTACCATTAGGCACTACTAATATTACCACTTTTACAGCGGTTAATGGCTGTGGTGACACTTTACAAAATAATAAAGATTTAATTTGGAATTTAGAAAAAGCAACTTTAACAAATTCTACAACTGTTGTTACTGATATATCACTAAATCCAGAAACAGGTGAATTAACATCACCAAACGGAACATTAAATGGTTCAATTTCTTGTATAATAGAAGTAGAAGATTCGGGTAATGAAAAAAATGTAATTACTTTTAATCTATTAATTGGTACAGAGCCTTTAAATGAAGGTTTTGGACAAAGTAATAGTGTTTTGTTAAGTCCTGTTACTATATCTACAGGAGCTGAATCTGCTTCAATTTTTTGGCAATCAGGAACCGTAACACCAAGCGTTAACACACCTTCTCCATTTAATGATCCCTACGGAGTTGGCGATAGCACATGGAATACATCAACTTTGTCATCTTCTAAGGTTGAATCAACACCCGTAGAAAGTAATAGTGAAATATATTACAGTGATCCTAATAATATTGGTGAAATTAAGAAATATTCACCTTCTCAATATTATAAATATAAAAACACATATTATAGACCTGATTATTTTAAAACAAATATTACACCAAATGCTTTAACCACTGGGACTGCTTTTATAACAGTAGAGTGCGAATTTACTCAACAACCTTATTATAATGAATCTACACCTTACGCACCTTCTGGTCCAATAGCACCAGTTGTAGGGTGGCCTGTTATATTACAATACAGGGCAAACTCTAATGATAATTGGGTTACAGCTACAGATGTTGAGGGTTCTCCTATACGTTTTGGAGGTTTAGCTTATTCTCAATATGATGGTATACCTACACCTACTGATCCTAATGTAGATCCAAAATATTACAACTACAAAACTACAGGTATAATTCAAAACAGTTCAACAGGCACAAGTATTTATCCAGCTCAAGGTACTAATTTTGGTAATGGTGAAGATATAATGGCTTTACAGGTTGATCAACCTTTTAGTCCTACTATAAAAGGAACTACAGCTACAGCCACATCTGCTCCTATAAGTGGTAAAATACAAAAAACTTTTGTTTTTGGTACAGATCAAGGTTATAAGCAAAACACAAGGCTTGGAGAATATAGGCTATTTATAACATACCCTTATTCTGTTAATAGTGATTCACTTGTTGGAGGTCCTGCATTAGGAAGTACACAAATTTATGGTAATACCTCAAGACGTAAAGGTGCTTGGAATTATTCTCAATCTATACCTAATGATACAGTAACTGGTAAAGATGAAAATTTAAAAGTATCTGTAGCGTTTGGAGATTTTTATTATTCTAATGGAGAAGAATTAGGTGGTCAAACTACAGCTTATCAATACAGAATTACACAGGCTGGTGCTTCTACAAGAACTGCAGCTAAAGATTTAGATTTTGAAACTAAAACATCTATTAATGGTCCAGCGGATGTTGTTGTTTATGCAGCTGAATGGGCTTGTAAATATATTACTAAGTTCTATACAGATGAAAAAATGACTACACAGTGGATACCTTCTGCTAATAATTATTTTTATGCATATGCTCCAGTCTCTCCAGGTATAATGACTGAATATGGAACTAATTATTCAGCACCTAAATCTGGTTTAACAAATCCATCGAGTTTTGATTCTAGATGGACTGCTCAGTTTGAAATTAATGGTGATAAAGTTATGGGATCATCTGAACCAAACGTAGAATAATAATGGAACTTATAAAATAAATAAGTAATAATATAATATGGCGGCAATAGAAGTAAAATTTTTTAATAGCTTCGTTTTACGAAAGACATTAAGTCAAGCAGACTTACCTATGTGGAACGGGTCTAGGGGAGATAATACTTTTCCTCAGCCAAATAGTGACGACACATCAAATCTTAATTGGGCTATTGAAGAGTCAAGAGTAAGAGGAGGATATAACAACACACAAGCATCCTTAGGTGCTAAAGCTTATTTAGTTGAAGATCAACCTAATTCTTCTATTAGAATTAATTCAATGATATATTCTGGTATATTTAACTCAAGGACAGGTATAAACGATACAAACGTGTTTTCAGTTGCCGATGATATAGTAAAAAGTGTAGATCCCGCTAATGGTTCTATACAAAAACTATATGCTGAAGACACAAACTTAATTATTTTTCAAGAAGCTAAAGTAAGTAGAGCATTAATAGATAAAGATGCTATATACTCAGCAGAGGGTGGAGGTACTGTTACTTCTTCTAATTTAGTAATAGGTGCTGTACAACCGTTTATTGGTAATTATGGTATAAGTAAAAACCCTGAAAGTTTTGCTGTTTATGGTAGAAGAAAATATTTTATTGATAAAGATAGAAACGCGGTACTAAGATTATCGCAAGATGGTTTAACTGAAATATCTAATTATGGAATGATTGATTTCTTCAGAGATCAATTAAGTAATCTTAATAGTTCTAGCTTCAATGTAGGTAAAGCTGTAGGCGGCTGGGATATGTACTCTAAACAATACGTATTATCTTTACAGCCTTTTAAAACAAATACTGTATTTGGAATTTATCACACTGCTTCTTTTGATGACTCTGTTAATGGATGGACTAGTTTTTATAGTTATAAGCCCGATCAAACTTTTAGTGTTAAAAGTGATTTTTTCAGTTTAAAAAATGGAAGTTTATATAAACACTATAGTCAAACACCGAATACAAGAGGAGTATTTTATGGAGAACAATTTTCTTCAGATATACAATTTGTGTTTAATCCAAAGGTCAGTATGTCTAAAGTTTTTAAAACAGTAAACTATGAAGGTAGCAATGGTTGGCAAGTCGTTTCTTTTGATTCTGATATTACTGGTGTTGCTAGTGTAGGAGAACCTCAATTACCAGTGGGTTCTAATGCGGTAAACGCTTACAAAATTGGTACTTTTGATACAACAACAAGCGTAAATTATAGATCAATATCTGTTTTAAGTTATAATGAAGGCTCATATGATAATTTTGGAAATGAATATCCTTCAACATTAATACCCCCTTTAAATCACGCAGGTTTTTCAAGAAAAGAAAACAAGTATATGACTAATTTAACTAATTGGACTCAACCAAGCGCTGGAGAAGTTATATATATGAATAACACTATTCCTTTTTCTAATCCTATGACGGGTATAAAAGGTCATTTTGCTTTAGTACACATATCTACGGACCAATCGACAGATCTTGGAGGTATGAAAGAATTATTTGCCGTTTCATCTGACTATGTAGAATCATCATATTAAATTAAATGAAAAACAAATTAACGAAGAAACAATTAGACTTCAGAAAAGAAATAAATCATTTAGAAAAAACCTTATTAAATACTAAACATCCTTGTATAGTAACAGGTGAAAAATTAAATGAAGCTTTACCTTTAACACATAGCTTTTCAGATGGTATATATGTTAGAGAAATGAAGCTACCTAAAGGTTCTTGTTTAATTGGTAAAATACATAAAAAATCAAATACTTGGTTTTTATTAAAAGGTAAACTAGCTATAGCTACATCAACTGGAGTTAAAACATATACAGCTCCTATATATATGAATGCACCAGCTGGAGAGAAAAAAATAGGTTATGCTTTAGAGGATTCTATATTTGTTAATGTATGTCCTAACCCTGAAAATAAAGAAAATATAAAAGAACTTGAATTAGATATTGTAACTGATGATTATGAATCTTATGATAAGTTTATAGAACAAAAACAACTTAAACAATAATATATATGGCATTTGGAGTAGTAGCAGCAATAGGAGGCGCAGCTTTAATTGGTGGAACAGCTTATGGTATGGACCAAGCTGATAAACAAGGAAGACGTGCTCAATCAAAAGCAGATCGACTTCAGGGAGAACTTGAAGAATTAGAAAAAAACAGACAAGACGTTATAAATCCGTATGATCAAGTAGAAGACTTGTCAGGTATGATAAAAGATTTAAGCGGCATGGCTAGTAACCCCTTTGCTTCGCTAGGTGTTGCTACTGGTGCTGCTGAAATTGCTATTGAAGAAGCTGATATTGCTTTAGCTAATACATTAGACACGTTAAGAGCTACAGGAGCATCAGCTGGTGGTGCTACTGCTTTAGCTCAAGCTGCATTGCAAAGTAAAAAAGGTGTATCTGCTAGTATAGAACAACAAGAAGCTCAAAATGAAAAATTAAGGGCACAAGGAGAACAAAACTTACAACAAATAAAAATGAGTGAAGCTCAAAGAGTTCAAAGTGCTTTAATGAGTGAACAAGGTAGATTACAACAAGCTAATGTGTCGGGTAGAACTTATGAATTTGAAACAAGAGAGCAAAGAGAAATGCAACAACTAAACAGAAAACAAGCTATGGTTTCAGGCGCTGAAGCACAAGCTGCTCAAGCAAGAGCAGATAAAGCTAATATTTTAAGCTCTGGTATTGGAGCTGTTGGAAGTATAGCTGGTACTGCGCTGGGGCAAGCTGGTTAATAAAAATATTTAAAAATGGGGGCATACGAAAATCCAATAACATACATAGATAAAACTTCTGGTCAAGCTTGGGCTAATGCAATTAGTGGCTTAGGTAAAACTATAACGTATGGTTTAGAAAAAAGTGCAGAAAAGAAAAACTTAAAAGTAGCACGAGAACGAAAACTTATTGACAATAAGTTAAATTATATTACAAAACACAATGGTGAATGGGCTATGGCTGTTAGTAAGTCTGGCGTGGATGACCCCTCATATTTTGAAGCTGGAACGAAACTTATTAACGACCTGGCTAATGTTCAATTAGAAGTTAAACAAGCAAGGGGTAAACAAGAACAACAAGACGCTTTAAATAAGCTTGCTGTTTTACAAAGTGCTATGGGTGATTTACGTAACATAATAGGGCTTACTAAATCTGCTAAGGAAACATACATGAAGGATATTGGTTTAAGTGGTAAAAATACTGCTAATCCTGGTGACGAGGGTGGGCAATCTTTATTAGATAAAAATTACAATAACTTTATGGCTATTACTGCTGGTTTACCTAGTGTTGATGGTGAAGAACCTGGTAAACAAGAGCTATTTTTCAACACCGAAACAAATAGATGGATGATGAATTATACTGGTGGAGGATTTACAGGTACTCCCGGCGGTTATACAGTAGATGCTATAGTTGCTTTTAATCAAGATCCTGGTATTATACCAAATGTTACAAAAGACATCACTGATGACTTAAATACTCCCGTGGATGAGACTAGTTCTTCTGGTATGGCTGGTTTGGGTATATATGCTAAAGATGGTAGTATAAATCCTGAGTATTTAAAACAAGAATCAGACCAAATTGATGAGCTTCAAAAAGACGGGACTAGAAAAATTTTTGATATATACCCTGTTGATACTGAAAAAGTAATTAATGCTGTTATGAGTAGGGCTACAGCAAAAGCAAATATGTATTTAAAAGATCCTAAAGCAGCTCAAATGGTTTGGCAAGAAGTTTTTGGTAATGAAGAAGCTTTAATAATGGAAGGTAGATCAATAGCTGAAAGTGATCATGAAAAATTTACAAAAAAAATGGTTGAATTTTACAAAAGTAAAATTAGAAACTATGAAATAAAAGAAAAAGTTGTTAATGTTGGTCAAGATGGTATACAAAATACTGAAATTGGTGAAATAACAGATCCAAGGGCTAAAAAATACGGGTTAAGATATGAAAAACCTAAAAAACCAACACCTCCAGCAGATCAATCTCCAATAAAAGCAGCTGAAACAACTCAAAATATATTTACTAATGCATACGATAAAAAAGACTTTAATTTTATCACAGACCTAGGATTAAAGATTCAAGATCAAAAAATTACTGAGATCTCACTAGATGGTAATAAAATAAAGATGATTTATGATGTTGGAGTACCTAAAATGGTCGACGGAACCATGATTCAAAATACTAAAGAACTGCCTTTATATAACATAAATAACCCTGAGCAAATGAAACAAATTGCACGGGCTTATGTAAATAAACAGTATTCCGGGCTTACTAAAAATAATAAATCAAAAATAGTAAGATCTATGACTGACTTTTTTAAAGAAATGGCTAAAAATAATAAAAACACTAGTGCTGAAAAAGAACCCGGTAAATACAACATACTCAACCCAATCTTTGATCCAAAACTAAAAAACAATACATGAAAGAACTATATGATAAATTAGTTGCTGCTGGTGATTACGTAGGTGATTTTAATCAATTTAAAAAAGAATATGGAGGAGATAAATATGAAAATTTATATACTCAGCTAGCTGATAACGAAGATTATGTTGGTTCATTTGATGATTTTAAAAACGATTATGAGCCAGTAAAGATAACAACCACAGGGCCGGGTGTGACTGTGGTAGAGGAAATTACACCCGATACGGATTCTGCATCGGTAGATACTTTATTGGAATCACCACCGTTTGAAATAAACAAAGACATATCTGGATTTAAAGATATAGAAATAGTTGATGAATTTAAAAACGCATACGAAGATAATGGGTTTGAAATAACCTATGCCCCTGCTGGTTTTGGTTATTCAGCTAATAGAATTAAAATAACAGCTCCTAATGGAGAAACAGAAAGTTTTGATAGTCCAACTTGGAGAGACACAAGGCAAGCTAATAGTAAGGAAGAATCAGAAGAGTTAAAAAAACAATTTAATTCAGATAGAGTATTTGCAATAGAAAGTTTTATAAGTGAAAATAAAGATGATGAAACTTGGAATAATTCACAGGATTCTAGGTCTATGGTAGAAAGCATAGGTGAGGATATAATGAAAAGAGAAGATTGGAGAGATTTTGATAATTTACAAGATACTTCTATAGAAAATATAACCTTATTACAAAAAGATCCGGAAAAATTTCAAGACTTTAAAGACGGTTTAAGAGATGAGATTAAAAATAGATATTCAAATACTAGAAAAAATGAAGGAGGTATAGGTTTTAGTTTTGAAAGTAGTTTAGAACAAGATGGAGTTAGTGATTATCAATTTGATAAAATTGTTAACAATGTTGTTAATAATACTATAAACATTGAAAAAGCTTTTGAGCTAGAAGAAGGAAGAAAAACAATACAACGTTTTGATGAATCTAATAATATTAATGCTTCACAAAGAACTGAGCTATTAAAAGGAGAGGCTATAAAGTCTATAGTTGATAATGAAAAACAAGATGTCGCAAGGTCTTGGGCATCTCTTTATCAATTACAACAACAACAACAAGATGGAACATCTACATTAAATTCTGCTGACGCTGTTAAAATAGCAAATGAAGTTGAAGAAGCTAAGAAAAAAGCAGAAGAATTAACAAGATCATATAAAGGTAAAAACACAAAGTTTTGGTTTGAATATGTTGATGGGGTTGCGGTATCAAGATCAGGTAATAAAGCACCTGAAAAAAGCATTGATATAACTGAAAACGTAAAACTAACAAAATCTCAATTAGCAGATTTAAAATCAAATGATTTTTCATCATTACAAGAAAGTTTTGATATATTTCAAGTAGATAAATATAATTTTGAAAACAAACTTAATACAGAGAAATATAATGTTGATGTTAAAGGTCCACAAGGTGTATATCAACCATTGTCTTTAGCATTAAGCAGAAGAGGGTATAAAGAAGAAAAAGGTGTATATAAGGATGTGTTATTAAGAGATATGGTTGCATTGGCTAACTCTCAAAGTGATACATTTGGTAACTTTGATAAAATTAACCCTGTATCTGAATCTGAAAAAGATAAAGATATTATTTCTCAAGGGTCTATGAGTGAATATGTTAATATTCTAGCTGCTCAAGCTGAATCAAATCAAGCTAAAAAATTAGCGTACGAAGATGTCTATCTTTTAAATATAGATCCAGCTTCAATAGAAAGAACTAGTGGATTTATAGCAGGTTTTGACGCTAATATATTTGACATAGGAACAACAGAATCAGAAGGATTAGATGTTATAAGGGATATAATGTCGGATGCTAATATTAAACCTACAAAACAACAAGCTAAGAATTTTCAAAAAACATTAGCCGAAGAGACGGGTGAGATACTATTTAGTCTTCCAAAAATTGGTGTAGAATTTTATTTAGCCAATCAATTAACAGGTGGACTTGCCACATTATCTGGACTAAATAAGTTACAAAAAACATATACAAAAGCAAATACTTTTCTTAGTAGAACTAAAGCATTAACTATTGGCGCCGCTAAAGAAGCATTTACTATGGGAGTAGTAACTGATGATCCTGTTACTGGTGCAGGTTTTGCTATAGCGGGTAATCAATTTGGAAAATTATCTAAAATCTTAGGTGGTAAATTTAAAGGTATTTATGCTCCTTTAAATAATGTGGTATTAAAACCTGGTCAAGCAGGTATTTCATTTACATCAGCGTCTCAAGCCAGCTCTTTTTTAAAAGCAGCTGCTGATGATTTAATAGGTGGAGAAGATTTTAAAACTTTTATGGATGAAAAATTTTCTGACGTACCATTTATGGATGAAGGAGGTAAAGGAAGAGAATTATTTGGAGAATTTTTAACAGGTTTTACTTTTGGAGCTTCAAAAATAAAAAAATATGATATAAATCTTTTGCAAGGAAAAGGAGAACAGGTTGTTAATGGATTATTAAAAGAGTTAAAGTTAGCAAAAGAAACTTACACTACAAAAGTATCTCCTGATGGTAAAAAAAGCATATCTACAAATAAAGAAAAAATTAAAAAATTAGAGGAAGCTATTGGTTATGTTAAAAGTGGATTAATGGAAATTCAAGCTGATCAAGCCAACATGGACCCTAAATTAAATGCCGTAAGATTAACTAATGAACTTCAACGTGTACAAAGCAGATTAAAAAAAGAAACTAAGCAAGAATTTGATTTTGAAGTAAGAGAAAATGGAGAGAATATGGGTGGTAAACCTGCTGAGTTTAGGCCTAGTGGTCCTAATGGTAAGCCTTTTATAATAATAGACGCTAGTAAGTATAAAAAAGGAATGATACCTCATGAGGTGTTTCATTTTGTTTCTAAAGACTTAGGTTTAAATTCACCTGAAGCAATGGGTAATTTAAGAAACATTATAGAGCCGGCTATAAATAAAACTGTAAGAGAACTAGAAGGATTAGAAAATTTTGATCTAAAAAAAGCTATTAAAGATACATACGGAGATCAGAAGAAAGAGACAAGACCTGAGGAATACATAAGTAATGTAATAGAGTTGCTTCAAAAAGAACCAAGGTTTAGACAAGCTTTAACTAGAGGTACAATATTAGGAGAGTTAAAACAAAAAGTAACTAGTATAATAGAAAGAAGATTTAAAGGAACACCATTAGAAGGACAGAAAATTGAATTTAAAACACCTACTGAGTTATTACAATTTTTAGATAGGTTAGGTAGTGATGTAGGTAAAGCTGGTTCTGGTAAGCAGATACGCATGCTAGAGAACCTAGTATATGATGGTAAAAGAGTATTTGATAAAACTACAGAAAAATATACTGATAACATGAGTTCATTAGATATTTTTAAAGATAGATTACTAGGTGATGAGTTAAAAAATATTTCTAAACAAAATAAAGAACTAGCAGAAAAAAATCGTAAAATAACTGAAGGTAAAGAAGTTTTAAGTCAAGCTGATAAAGATGCCTTGGTTGAAATAAACCTACTTAAAGCTCGTAAGTTGGCTAATCAAGCTGTAAGAACTGGTCAAAACATTGGATTAGAGATAGAAAAACAAGTTAAACCTAAAGACTGGCTTGCTGGTTATGCTGAAAGACTTGTAAAATTAACAAATACTTATGATCCTTCTAAAAAATATTATGACAAGGAACTTAAAAAAGAAGTACAATATCCATTTGGGGCTTATATGAATAAAATATTGCCTTTAGAATATAAGAATATATTAGAAACATATGCCCCTAAATTACAAACTCAGACTATTGAAGATAAACAAGTTAAAGATATAATAAGCGAAGAAGGAAGTGAGTTTGAAAATCTAGATCTTAGCATTGGTAATAGGAAAAAACTTAGTACACAAGAAAAAGTAATTGAGCCTATATCTTTTTTAACTAAAGAAAATCAAAAAGAAGGAAAGATATTAGAGAATATTATAGAAAAACAAATAGAAACTATTGATTTATCTAAAAAAACTTATTCTGATTTAGTACCTTCTAGTGAAGTAATAGATGCTGTTAGTAAAATATTTGCTGGCGGTAGTAAGATTAGATTTAAAGAAGGCGGAGGAGCTCAATTAACACCTGAGGGTAAACCTAAAACGTTTAAAGCTAGTACAGAGGTTATAGATTCTCAAAAAGAATTTATAAGAGAAAATGCTAAGGAACTATATGACATGCTTCCTTATGCTGTTAAAAAAAGAACACAAGGATTAAAAACCTCTACTAAAATAGCCCCTGTTATTATAAGAAATTTGTATGAAAAAGGGAAAAGAGCTGACGCTAAAACAGGTACTACAGCTGGTTTAGCTGAACAGATAAAACCGCCTTGGAGTCCTAAAGTTGAGAAAAAATTTTTAGAATTATTTGGTGCAAACAAAGGAGCAAAAGCAAAAAGAAATCAAATTACAGCAATTAATGCTTTAATAAGAGAAACTGCTAAATCTACTTTAAATAGTGTTGCAAGAAGAAAAAGTATAACTGAAGAAGATATAGCTTTATATCAACAATTAGCAGATGGTAAATCAGATTTTTTAGCTTCATTAGATATAATTTTACCTAAAGGTTATAATAAAGAAAGAATAAGACTTGCCGCTGGTTTAATGGCTTTACGTAAAGATAATGAGGCAAAAGAAAAATATTTAGAAGAGTTTGAGATTATAGAAAAAATTAGAAAAGATTCAAACATTATAAAAGAAGCGAAGTTAGTTGAAAAATATAAAATTGAAGACATTGCTAAAGAATATGATATAACTACTAGTGAAGCTAAAGAAAAGTTTTTAGAAGGCGAAACTAGTTGGGCTCAAGTTAGAGCTGTTGGTGGTTATGATACTAGATTAAAAAAATTAAAAGGAAAAACTGTTGGTGGTTCAGATTGGATAAAAACTCAAAAACTAACATTAAAATCACTTATACCTAAAGGTTTAACTTTTAAAGATCTTCCATCAGATGTTCAAAGCATGATTTATAGCACTGTTGAAGGTGGTAATACTAGGTTTTTAATAGACAATGGTAAAGGTAAACCTAGGCCTTTGACATATAAAGCTTGGGAAAAAGAATTAAAATCCAAGCTAAATATTAAAGAAATTATTGCTCCGCCAAATAAAAACGCTAATGTTGATAAAGGTGATTTAATTGAAGTGGTTTTTGGTAGTATAAAAGGTCAAGGAAAAGAGTATGAAAATAACTTAAATGAAGCTAAGTATTATTCTCAGGTTTCTGGAACTAAAAACTATATTGAAAAACTTGAATCCCAGGGAAAATCTCCAGAAGAAGCCAAAAAATTAGTTGAAAAATTTATGGCTAAAAATGAAGACATTAATGCAACTCAAGCTATTAATAAAGAAATATTAGCTAGAGTTTATCAAAGTTATGTTGATCAAATAATAAAAAATCCTAGTAAAAAAACAATAGAAAATTTAATTGATACTCTTCAACCTCTAACTAATCAAGCTCAATCTATAAATAAAAACAATATAGTAACTACTTCTTTTGCTTTAAAAGGAGAAACAGGGCCTACTAAAAATAAAACAAAAAGATTTCATAATGAACATTTACTAGAGTTTTTTCAATTAAACAGTAATGTTATTAAGGACATGCGTGCTTTTGTAGATGGTAAGATTAATGCTGAAACACTTAAAAAACGAGTAAATAATATAGTATCAAGCGCTGAACAAGCTATTATTTCTGAAAAAGATAGGAGTATAAAAGATAAAACTGGATCTGCTAAAAGAGATTTTATAGATGGTAGAGTTTTTTTAGGTGACAAAACAAAAGACCAAATTGTTATTGGAGATACAGGTTCTTTTAGTATTGCTGAACAAATATCTAAAGAGGTAAATGCTAAAGAAATATTAAGATTAAGTGAAAATGAACTAAGTACAACAGGTGTTATAGTTAAGCAAATTGTTGAAAATTCTAAAGAATTTAAAAAAGTTGAAGTTGAAAACAAAAGAATAGCTGATAAAGCAGGAATAGATGTTAAAAATTTAAATAACACTGAGATACTTGAAAAACTAAAAGAAAAAGATAAAACTAACCAAGAAGAATTAATTGAACGTTATGCTTCAAGAGATTTAGATTTAGCTTTTAATGAAATAATAGAAGCAAAAACAGGTATTGGTAAAGAAAAAACATACAGTAAAGCTAAGGCTGCTGTTGTTGGGGCTAAGTCCGGTAAAATTAGATTACTAGCATCATCAGCTCAAGACTTTGAAGGTTTAATGTATAGAACACTTGCTAAAGGAAAAGTTGGAGAAACTCAAAAAAAGTTTTATGATGAATATCTTTATAGACCATTAGCTCAAGCTGAAGCAAATCTCGCTACTGATAGAGTTACAATGGCTAATAACTTTAAAGCATTAAAGAAACAACTTAAAGTATCACCTAAAGATTTAAGAAAAAATATAGAAAAAGGCGAACCTTGGAGTAAAGAACAAGCTATAAGAGTTTATATATGGAATAAACAAGGAATGACAATACCTGATATTTCTAAATCTGATTTAAAATTACTAGATAATTTTATTAAGAACGATCCTAAGTTAGAGGCATATGCTGAAGAATTAATTTTATTAGGAAAAGGAACTCCTTATGCTGAGCCTGGTAGAAACTGGGAAGTTGGTACTATTACTAGTGATTTAATAAAAAGCATACAAACCACTAAAAGATCTCAATATTTAGCTCCTTTTATAAGTAATGCAGACATAATGTTTAGCGAGAAAAATTTAAATAAACTAGAAGCTGCATTTGGTATTAAATATAGAGAAGCTTTAGAAAATTCATTAGCTAGAATAAAAGCAGGTAAGAATAGATTATTTTTTAATAGTGATTCAGGTAGTGCATTAGAAAATAGAGTTTTAGATTATATAAATAATTCTACTGGTGCTATCATGTTCTTTAATACTAGATCGGCTGTTCTTCAAACAATATCAGCTGCTAACTTTTTAAATTTTAAAGAAAATAATCCATTAGCTGCTGGTAGAGCTTTTGCTAATCAACCTCAGTATTGGAAAGATTTTAGTAAATTGATGAATTCAGATTATTTAGTTGATAGGCGTCAAGGTATAAAACTTAATGTTGCTGAAGCTGAAATAGCAGATGCTGTACATGATCAAACAAATAAACCTAAAGCTGCTTTAAATTATATACTTAGAAAAGGTTTTTTACCTACACAGTTTGCTGATAGTTTCGCTATTGCATCAGGTGGTGCTACTTTTTATAGAAATAGAATAAAAAAATATGTTAA